GTGGGGCCATGGCCCCGTTTTGGGGCCACGGTGCGACACATCAACTACACGCTCAAGCCAGCGCAGATCGACAACGCGAAACCGGCTGAGAAGCCCTATGCGCTGACCGACGGCGGCGGGCTGATCATCGAGATCCTCCCGGGCGGGTCCAAGACCTGGCGTTACAAGTACCACCTCCTCGGCAAGCGCGAGAAGGTGACCATTGGGGCTTATCCAGCCATCGGGATCAAGGCGGCCCGGGACAAGCACGAGGAGCTGAGGGCGTTGGTCGAGGCCGGGCAAAGCCCGGCCAAGGCCAAGCAGGCGCAGGCGGTGGAGTCGCGCCAGGCTGCGGAGCGGGCTACGGCGTTTCGAGTCTTTGCGCAGCGCTGGATTGATGAGACGCTGTTCTATCGCTCGCCGACCTACCGCGCCCAGATCGTGCGCTGGCTCGACAGCTACGTCTACCCGGAGATCGGCGACATGGAGCTGGGCGAGGTGATGCCGGCCCATGTGCTGAGCATTTTGGAGAAGCGGCTGGACACGCCAACCACGGCCGATCGGGTGCGCGTGATCATCCAGCAGATCTACAACTTCGCCATCCGCAAGCTGCTGGTGACCACCAACCCTGCCACGCCGCTGCGTGGTGCAGTGGTGGTGCCGCCCAAGACACATGCGCCGCACCTAACGGCCAAGCAGCTGGGCGAATTCTGGCGGGTGGTGGACAAGCAGGGCGGGGCGCACGCATCCACCATCCTGGCCAGCAAGCTGCTATGCCTGACGATGGTCCGCAAGATGGAACTGCTGCGGGCCAAGAAGGCTGAGTTCGATCTGGAGGCAGGGGTCTGGGACATTCCCGCCGAGCGCATGAAGATGAAGCGCGTGCATCGGGTGATGCTGTCCAGCCAGGCGCTGGAGCTGGTGCGCATGCTGGTGCACTTCAGCAGTGGCAGTGACTACCTGGTGCCGTCGATCTTCAGGCGCGAGACGCACATGAGTGAGGTGACCCTCAACCACTTTTTCAAGCGCATGGATTTTGGTGTGCCCCGGTTCAGCCCGCACGGTTTCCGCGGGACTGCGGCGACGGTGCTGCGCGAACATGGCTTTGGCCGTGATGTGGTGGAGCTGCTGCTGGCCCACGCCGAGCGCGATGCCACCGTGGCGGCCTACTCACATGTTGAGCTGAACCCTGAGCGCCGGCGGGCGATGCAGTTCTGGGCCGACTTTGTGGACCGGGCGGCCGCTGGGGCTGAGGTGATCGTGCTGAGGGCGTGAAAAAAAATGCCGCCGATTGTAGAAAATAAGGGAAAACACCTATATAGTCACGCCAATGGTCGAACGGCTTGAAACGCTGCTCGATCAGAGGGCCTTAGCAAAGGCTCGGGCCGCAATGCTACGCGGCTTAAGGTGATGTCAGTACGGGCGTGTGAAGCAATCGGATCGCGAACCGCAGGGGCGTTAGCCCTAGAAAAAAACGCAGGGCGTTGCGCCAACTTGTGCTGACTGAGCTGAGATGCCCGAGACCATGCTAGCTAGGTCAACGGCTAGCGCCTGGCAAGGCGCGATACAAATGAGCCAACCTTCATCAGTTGGCGGATCCGCCGGCGTAAACAAGGTGAAAACCATGTTGAAGCTGACGTTGCAGTACGGGAAATTGAAGATCAATGTGGCTGTACCAGTCACATTGATTGCCTCAATCCTGATTTTGCTGCTATAGGAGTAAGGGGTGGGGCGAAAGCTCCACCCCCCAAACCGAACAGGGCTACATTGCGGGCGCAGGTTCGCGCTTCAGGCATCGGCAGCGTGGCCGATGTTGAGCACCTGCTCGATGGGCCACACCGTCGTCTTTTCGCCCAGCTTACGGCCCTCGGGCACGCGGCCGGCGGCGATCCACTTGTACCAGGTAGCACGGTTGATGGGCAGCAGGCCCGGCTGTCCGGTCTTGGTGTTGCGGCAGATCTGGGAGACGCGCAGCAGTGCGCCGGCGGGGTAGGTGATCTGGGTAGGGGGATTCATGCTGGGACTCCCGACTTGTCGAGGTGGACGGGCCAGAAGCGCCGGGTGCTGTCTGCTGGGATGGCATCGGCATGCCCGGTGGTGGCAATCATGTTCAGGGGGCGAGGGGTGGTGGCCAGGCGGGCGCACTCTGCCGCCATCTCGTTGACTCGGCGCTCGGACCAGTCAGCTGCTGCGATGGCGGTGGGGCGGTCCACCTGGTGGTCCAGCTGGTCCATGACCTCGAGGCCGATCTTTGCGAGCTGGTAATCCGGGCCGTCGAAGGCCACGCGGCCAGTGCGGCCGTAGCGGTTGACCAGGCGCTCTGCTAGGGCCAGCGGCTGGACCATCTCGTCGACGCCGAGGTCGAGCATCTCTGCCACCTTCGACCAGGTCAGCACGCTGCCGACCCAGCCCCACAGCATCGACTCCTGTGCCTCGCCGCGGGCAATGACGTCCAGGTTGGCCACGTGACAGAGGCCGAGATCGAGGCGCTGGTCGCGGGTCAGCTTGGGGCGCAGGCCTCGGTGGAGGCGGGCGATCAGCTCGGTCTTCGTCGGGCGCTGTTTCTTGGCCATGCTCAGACCTCCGCCGGTTCGGTTGCGCCACAGGTGGCATCGCTCGCGCCGGCGTCGCCGGCGCCCTCGTCAGCCCTGCCGGCGGAGCCGGCCTGGTCTTGACCCTCTTCGCAGGCGAGGTCCGCGAGCAGCGATTGCTGCCCAGCGGTCTCGGCCACCTCCCCCGTCGGCGCCTGCGCAGCCTCGGATGGGGTAGCGCCGGCCTCGAAGTCCTGCAACTTCGCGCCGCCGTTGATGGCCATGCGCAGCCATTTCGGCATGAGGCCTCGGCCGGACCAGGTCTCGCCGGTCTGGCTGTTCCGATAGCGGGCCGGGCTCTTGCTCTTGAACGGTGCCGAGGCGGGCTCGCCGGCGTTCTCTTCGACTTCGTCGTCCGCCCCCTCGTCAGCGCGCGCAGCAGTGGAAGGGGTAGGGGAGAGGGTTCGCGCCAAGTCGGAGCGGATCACGTCCTCGACCGCATGGTGATGCGGGTCAAGCGGGTCGATGGCGTAGGCCTTCGCGAGCTGGCGGCGCTGGTCGAGCTGCGTTTCCCGCTGAATCCATGCCTGGCGATCAATCGTCACCATGACCAGCAGGGACGCGAGCTCGTCTGCGCTCATGGCCATGACCTTTTCGACGCGCCACCTGTTGTCGTCGAGCTCGGCGTCTTGTGGCGCTTCCCAGCCGAGAACCTTCTCGGCGGGGCCGAAGTCGTCAGCCAGCTCGAGCTCAGTGAGCAGGACCCAGCGGAGTTCCTCTGTGGTCCGCTGGAAACCGGCGACGCGAGACATGGCTGCTTTGACGACCTCGCCCCAGGTGCGGTGCTCCATCAGGGCGCGATCGGCAGGGCTCATCGCCTCGAGCTCCGCCTGGTAGCGGGCGTCGTCCTCCCGTTGCTTCACGAGCCATGCGGGCGTGTAGACCTCTGGGGCCGGCTTCTTGGGAGCATCTGCGTTCTTGTCCAGCAGGGCCTCTGCCTGCTCATCGGAGATGCAGGTCAGAACGAGTCCGGGGACGTGGGGGTGGCCAATCACCGTGCGGGGGATGGGGTCCGGTGATGCTTCGATCAGGTCCTGGTACGAGAGCTCCAGGCCCATCAGGCTGGTCAAGCCCGACAGCTCAGTGACAACGGTGAAGCCGGTAGGGGCCATGTCTGCGCGGCTGACCAACAGGCCGCGGGCCTCCGCTGCGGGGATGGCTGCCCAGCCCTTGCTTGCAGCCTCTTCAAGTGCGGCCTTTTGCGCTGCCTCCGACTTGCTGCTGTAGCAGTCGGGGTTCGTGCAGACGCCTGCACCGCAGTCCTCGAGCAGGGCGGGCTCGTTGTCGCTCAGCCGCGGGCAAGCGTTGCATGAAGGGGTGTCCGGGATGAGGTTGATGGCGTCGCGGTCAAACGCGGCGTCGGCGATCTTGAGCCGGTATCGCGTGGACAGGATCTCCTTGACCCGGCGTGCAGGCAGCGCTGTGCGTCGATTGCTCTTGGTGGCCTCGTCCCAGATCGTCGTTGTGCAGTCTGTCAGAGCCTGGGCCTGCAGGGAATTCGGCAGCGTGGCCAGGTCCTTGGCGACCTCAGAGCCGATCACTCCCGTATCGAGTGCGCTGCGCACATGGTCGTGGGCGGTGGCCAGCTTGAGGCTCGCGAATACATAGCGACGGCTCTTGCCGGTGCGCTGCATCAGCTCTTCGATGCTCACGTTGTGGTGCCGGCGCAGCTCATGGAGGCTGTCGGCCTCTTCCATGGCTGTGACGTCCTCGCGCTGGGCGTTCTCGATCAGTTGGGCGACGCGGACCTCCTCGTCCGTCATCTCGCGGACAACCGCCGGGACCGAGGCCAGGCCGGCGATTCCCGCTGCACGGAAGCGACGGTGGCCAAAAACGACTTCGTGCGTGTGCTCGATGTCGGCCTGGGCAAGGGGGCGCGCGACGATCGGGGAATGGATGCGGCCCAGGGGCGGTCGCATGGTTTCCGCCAGCTCGTGCAGTGCGGCCTCGGAGTACTTCTTCCGGGGATTGAAGGGCGATTCGCGCAGCTGAGCGCGCGGGATGGTGAGGATGACCTCGGACTGTTCGATGTTCAGCATGGTGAGCCTTACTCGGTGCGCCAGATGCGCGCGGTGTTCGCGTCGAGCTGGCGGGTGATGAACTTGCGGTTGACGGTCTTGCCCCAGCGGCGGGCGCTGGCGACAAGGCGCTTGGCGGCCGCCGGCGAGCACTTGAAGCTCTGCCCCGGCGTCATGCGGGCGAAGACTGCGTCATAGACGAAGGACTTGGCGCCCGGGCCGCCTGGAGGGATGGGCACGCCGTCTTCGATCAGCAGGGACTCGGGTGAAGGCAAGGCGACCGGGCCCTTCGTGCCTTCGGCTGACGGCTGCTTCTTCTCCTCGAGCCACTTGTTGAAGGTGGGGGGCTCCGGCTGGGGATCGGGCACTGCCGCCGGCTCGATGAGCTTCGAGCCGGCGCGGATGACGCTCGTGCCGCTTTCATCCTTGGCGCGTGCCAGCAGCTGATTCGCGAAGCACGACGCCAAGAGCGCACTGATGCTGTGGCTGGACACGTCGTACTTCTGTGCGACGTCGCGCAAGCTCAGCTCTTCTTCGGGGTGGGCCCTGAAGAAGGCGCAGAGGCGGCCGGCGAGGCTGTCGGGCTGCGGGGTGTAGCTCATGCCGCCACCTGCTGATCCATGACGTCACGGAAGCTGACCAGGCACTGCTCGATGATCTTGCAGCGCAGCGCGGCGGCGTTCGTGTAGAACTGGCGCAGCGTCAGCGTGATCACGCCGAGGGTGTCCCGGGCGGGCAGCTGGCGGATCTCCAGATCCAAGCACCGGGCCAGGTCCCGCACATCAAACACGAACGTGCCGGCGACGTCGTTGGCGATGGCTCGCAGAAAGCGCGCGGGCTCTTCTTGGCCTTGCTCCTGCACCAGGTGCAGCTTGGTGATGCTGCCGTCGCGCAGCGGAAGTTCGTGCGACTTGGCCAGGATGGAATAGCGGCCCTTCTTGCAGAGGATGGCGTGATCAGTCATGGAGGCTCCCGGGGCGGGTAGGGTGGGGATCGAGGGGGATGACGTCGGCGACGTCTTCGAGCTTGAGCACGGCGTGGCCGTGGTCGGTGCGCGGGGTGATCCCCGCAGCGGAAACAATGACGGTGGTGCCGCGGCGGAGCAGGCGCTGCTTGGCCTGGGCCGCGAGGTGCTGGATGGGCTGAGTGCCGTAGTCTTGCGTGACGGAGAAGGGGAAGCCCTTGCCACCCTTTAGCGTCATCAGCAGGAGCGCGTGAGGCGCTTTGCCTGCCGTGTAGCGGAGCTCAGCATCGCTGACCAGTTCTCCGGTGATGCGGATGCTCATTGCTGCACCCCGGCATGGGTGTTGGTCAGCACGCAAAGGGTGCCGTCGATGCTCAGGCCCAAGCGGCCGGTGCCTTCGGCCTCCATGCGCTCGCCCAGCTCAATGGTCTGCTGCCAGCGGTAGTCGAGCGCATCTTCGGCATCGGCCAGGCGGCGCTGCAGGTCGGCGATCAGCTGGTCCTGCTCGGCCAGGCGCTCGCCCTGCTCGCTCACAACCCCGCGCAGGTGGCGCAGCTCGAGACGCTGCAGCCGAAGCTGGATGCGGCGGGTGTCGGCGGTGTGGCGGGCGCTCATCGCGGGGCCGCCATTTGATTGAGCAACTGCTCGCGATGTGCCTGCAGCTTCGTCATGCGCTCGCGGTCCTCGACGCGGCGAGCTTGCAGCGTCGGGCTCTTCAGATAGAGCCGCCGATTTATTGCAGCTAGGCGGTCGTCAATCTCGATGTTGAACGACAGCTGGTCGATCTCGGCTGTGAGCCTGCGTACCTCGGCTTCGAGGGCATGCTCACAGATGCTCCTGTGCAGACGCCTGCACAGCTTGACGATCGCTGCCAGTAGCGCCTTGCCAGGCGCTGTGGGCGACTTGGTGACTGTCTGCTGAAGGTCCATCGCAACCCCTTGGTGTGGTGGTGATGGCGCGAAATATCACATACGTGATTTGTGGTGTCAACACGAACGTGATTGTTTGGGCAAAAAAAAGAGCCCGGGTTGCGGGCTCTGTGGTCTGCCGGCCCCGTTGGGCCTAGTCATTCATCACATTGTCGGGAGGGGGCCGGGGGTCGGGCCGGGAGTCGCATCCGGTTGCGCCTCGGGCGCGACCAGGGCGAACTTGCTGATGGTTTGGGGCGGCAGGAGCGTTGCGCTCGCGGCGGTCTCGCCGCCGGAGACTGCCTCGATCTCCAGCTCTGACAGCTGCTTCAGGGTTTCATTCATGGAGCCTCCTCGGTTGTGGCTATTGAATGATAGCCGCCCTGCGGGCAAGCAGCGCGGCATCAAGAGCACTCATGCAATGCATGGCGCTCACTGTGGCCGATAGGGTCTCGCTGGCTTGTCGATCGCTGAGGTTGAGGCGATCTGCCACATCTCTGATGCTGAGCCCATCGGCCACTAGTTGCAGCATGTGCTTCTCTATGGGGGCGAGTGCGGGCAAGCTGTCGAAGGGGTCTGATGGTAAAAGCAGGTGGCGGGCGGCGGCTAGGGCGTGGATCGCAAACTCCTGCAATGCATGCGCGTCATGAATTTGGCGGCTGCTGCCATAGTTGAGATCTCGGTCAGAGTGCAGCGAGACCTGAAGGACTCGCTCTCCCGGGAGCTGAAGCGCAGTGCACACGCCTGACGCCAGGCCAAGCGGCGAAATGGCGTCATAGATGTCACGGACGGCGCTGGCCGCGTAGGTGCGTGATCCCCACAGAATCGGATCACTTCTGTATCGGCAGTGCTGCTGAACTGGGCACCGGCGGCCCATCGTCGGGTCCAAGGCCAGCCAGTCGGAATGACGGGGCAGGTTATCGACCATGGCGTGCGCCCTGGGGTTGGTGCCGGTGTCGACAAAGGCGATGGCATCGCAGGTTCCATAGCCGCGGTCGTGCGCGAAGGCGCACAGGTGTCGCAGGAAGTCGCTAGTACTGCGAGCCTCTGAGACGTCGATGAGGCGCTGGTGAACGTTCGTCATGTATCAAATCCCTCGCCGGGCATTGTGATGACTCATCACGTGTGTGATCTACCTGCAACCGCTTACAGGTTGCCAGCTATAACGGTTGTGATAGATAGTTCGCACCCTGATGCACAAAGAAGCACAAAATTTACAGGGAGACGTGCTGACGCTACTGCCCGCTGCGTGGCAGTTCGACCATGCTTTGAGGCTGGAGTTCGTTCACTTCCAAACCGTCGTCAATCCGCCGAGCAGCGTGCCGGCGGGTTTGTTGGCGTCTGGGGTCACGACCTGGTACTGCAGCAATCTGCAGAGTGCGGTCATGCTCACATGGCCTTGGTCACTCGCGTACGGCGACGCTCTTCCCTGGGTGCATGACTATCTCGCCGTGGAGACCAACCTCGTCCCATATCGAGTGGTAGACGGGGAGGCGGTGCGGTTCGATGCGATTGAGCGCGCTGCGTATGTCTCCCGTCTGCTGTTCACCTTCGACTGGGCGCAGCAGGTAATGGCTGAGATCTTGGCCCTACTGGGCCCTTCGCTTTTGCGGGCCTGACGTCTTGCGGCCCGTCAGGGAGGGCTTCGCCGGCATCGTCGGCGTGAGATGGTCCTTGATCTCGCCAATCACCGTCAGAAACTTGGCAAGCTGATCCGGCGACAGGTCGGCGCCGATCTTCTTCATCTGGCTCTCCCATTCCGCGCTTGGGTCACGATCCATCGTCCGCGGAGCGCTTGCATCGGCGGTGCCTTGGCTCATGACCTCGTCAGCAGCCGCGCACAAGGCCATGGATGGGCCGTTCACGATCACCATTGACACCAGCTGGGCCAGCTGGACGCGCACTTCATGCGGCCGGCGCTGCGCGAGCTCACCCAGCTCATGCAGGCGCACACCAAACGGTACGGCTGGGGAGGCTGCAGGAGGCTCGCCGGCTGCGCCTGGGTACTTGGGGCCCCGGCCGTCCTTCAGCCATTCGGGCCTGACGCCTCCTGCCGCAGCGATCGCAAGAATCTCGCGCGGCGACTTGCGGTGGCCTGACTCAATGTTGCCGATGGTGCCCTGAGAAACGCCTGCGCGCTCGGCGAACTCGGCCTGCGAAAGGTTGAGTTCGGTCCGGACTTCAATGAGGCGTTCGGCAATGGTTCTCACATCTGTGATTGGACACGGATCTTCAATCACGAGGGTGTTATGCTTATGATCACGAACGTGATTAATAGCAGGTGCTGAATCGTGACCAAAACCGACGCCACGAGCAATAACGACATTGTTGCCGCCCTGGATGAGGCTATCGCGCTTTGCGGCGGGGCCAAGGCCTTTGTTGAGCGCATTCATGTCGCGTCCAGTAGCCCGGCTATGTGGCGGCGGCGGCAAAGCGTGCCTGCAGACCACTGCCCGTCGATCGAGCGGGAGACGGGAGGCAAGGTCCGCTGCGAACGGCTGCGGCCGAAAGTTGACTGGGGGTACTTGCGAAAGTCCTCCCCAGTCCAATTGGCCGAGGGGGCGCAGCAAGGCTGAGCTAGGAAGGGTGCAGGCATGGGCCGGACTATCTCGCCAACAGCCTGCCGCATCAACTTGAAGTTAGGGGTGAATTTCACATGAACGTTCTCGACGCCGCATTCCATACCGTACACAACCGGGAGCATGGTGGTGCCATGGGCTTGGCGCCGCGCTTGGGGAAGACGCACCAGGCTCTCAGTGCAGAGGTGAGGGGGGCTCAGGGGTTCAAGCTGGGGCTGTTGGACGCCATGTCAATCCAGATGCTGACCGGCGACAAGGCCATCCTCTACGCCATGGCTGCGGAATTGGGTGAAATGTGCATCCCGTTGCCGCAGAACCTGATCCCCGACGCCTCGCCCTGCGCGGCCAGGGTCTCGCTCATGGCGCAGGACTTTGCCGCGCTCATGGGGGAACTGGCTGCTGACCTTGTAGATGGCGTCATCAGCGACAACGAGCTGTCCCGCATCGAGGAAAGGTGTGGGGAACTCATTGCTGCAGTCCAGGGCATGCTGAAGCATGTGGCGGCCATGAACGCTGCCACGCACCACGGCGATGGCCAGCGCCCCGCCGGTGGCTCGCTGTGAGGCCGCGCGGCGAGATTCGGGCGGCCGTCGTGGACGCTTTCCCCCCGTCTGGGCAAGGTGCCGCGACTTGGCGCGACGTGGCGGCATTGCTGCACCTGAAGGGGGTGATCAACGCCGATGCGAGGGGAGAAGTCCGCCTGGTGAAGAAGGCTGTCGAGAACGCCGTCCAGGCGCGTGAGCTGATGCCGGAAGGTGGCACTGTGCGCGTTCCAGGCTCCTATCGACCGATGAGGCGATATGCACGGAGCTCGAACTGGGCAACAGCCACGACGGGCCAGCTGGACTGCGTGATGCAGACCTGGCTGCGCTGACGGCTTGACGAATCACCACCAAACACAGGACGGCAGGGCTGGCGCAAGACTGGCCCGCCGGATGCTATGGCGCACAAGCCTATCAACTATCTTGCGCTGAACGAGGCGCTGCTGCAGCGCGTCGCAGCCTTGCTCAGAGCCTGGCTGCCAAACGGCGAGGAGCGCAACGGCCGCTGGTACATCGGGGACTTTGACGGCTCAGCGGGTGAGTCCGCGAACGTCAACATGGACACCGGCCAGTGGATCGACAACGGCAACGCTGACGACGTCGGCCGTGATCTGATCAGCCTCTATGCGCGGCTGAACAACCTGAGCAACCACGACGCTGCCGTCGCGCTCATGCGCGATGAGCTTGGCTGGGAGCGTCCCGGCGCGGATGTGCCAGTGCAGGCGTCTGCACGCGCGAGCCAGGGGCAAGGGGAGCAGCGTCCTGAGCCGACGGCGGATGGCGAGGAGATGCTCCTGCGCGCGCCAGCCCAGGACAAGGGTGAGAAGAAGCCGCGACAGAAGCGCTGGCAGGCCGTGGTGCCAGTTCCCGATCACGCACCGGCGCCAAAGTTCCGCTGGCTGTACTACGACAAGAAGCGCGACCAGCGGGTCGAGCTTGAGGCGGTCAAGACCTGGGAGTATTCGTTCGAGGGTCAGCGCTACGGCTACGTGGCTCGCTTCGAGCGGATCAACAGCGAGGGCGACCTGGTCAAAGACACGCTGCCGCTGACCTGGTGTGAAAGCTTGGACGATGGGATGGGGCATCGGCGCTGGCACTGGAAGCAGTGGGAGGCGCCGCGGCCGCTGTTCGTGCCGTCAACGTTACTCAGTCGGGACCTGTCGCTGCCTGTGGTGGTGGTCGAGGGCGAGAAGTGCGCGGAGGCGGGGCACCAACTGCTGGGGCACGAGTTCGACTTTGTGACCTGGCCTGGAGGCTGCAAGGCCTGGGCCCTCGCGAACTGGTTCTGGTTGGTGGGGCGGACGGTCTACCTTTGGCCGGACTGCGATGCCCAGCGTGAGGCCTTGAACCGCGCGGAGCGAGAGCAAGGGGTGGAGGCTGCTACCAAGCCCATCCGCGACGCCGCGCGGCAGCCAGGGATGCAGGCCATGGTCGGCATCGGTACCGAGATGCAGGCGAAGCACGGGTGCAAGGTGTTCATGTGCAAGATCCCCGCGCCTGGCTCTGTGCCAGACGGCTGGGACATCGCAGATGCCATTGCATCAGGCTGGGATGCTGCCCGTGTCCGCGAGTTCATCCGTGCGGCAGGCGAGTTCCGCTCTCCGAATGATGAAGCGCGGGCCATGGCCGCCGAAACCCCTTCCGGGGCTGGCGCGAGCGATGAGGAGGCGGCGATCGCGTGGCGGCGCAAGCTCATCCTGTCCAGCACCGGCGCCATCAAGGCCTGCCGCGAGAACATCGTGCTTGCCCTGGATGGCATCCCCGAGCAGGGCCTTCCTGGCGCGGCCGAGGTCGCTGGCGTGATCGCCTTCAATGAGTTCACGAACAACGTCGTCAAGCTCAAGGCCCCGCCATGGGGAACAGGCGAGGGTGTGTGGCAGGAAGAGGATGAGCTGGAGATGGGCAACTGGCTCTCTCGGACGCTCTACCTCCCGCCCATGCCACGAGGCACGCTCGAGGAGGCCGTCCTCATGGTGGCCAAGCGGCACAAGTTCCATCCGGTGCGCGAGGAGATCACCTCGCTGCGTGGGAAGTGGGATCGCAAGAAGCGGCTGTCGACCTGGCTGCGGCGCGTGTGCATGGCTGAGGCGGAGTACGACGACAAGGACCCGCTGCAGCAGTACCTGGCCCGCGCGGGGACCTGGTTCGTCATGGCCATGTGCGCCCGGGTGCTACCTGAGGTCAAGAACGGCGTCACAGTGGTGCGCGGGCCCGGCACGAAGTTCGACTACATGCTGGTCTTCGAGGGCAAGCAGGGCTGGGGCAAGTCCACCATCGCCGCGATCCTGGGCGGGGACTACTTCGCCGACACAGGCCTCATCCTCGGGGAGAAGGACAGCTACCAGAACCTGCAGGGCATCCACGTGTACGAGTGGGGCGAGCTGGACAGCCTGGCCAAGGCTGAGGTGACGAAAGTCAAGCAGTTCATCGCCAGCTGCAAGGACCGCTTCCGGGCCAGCTTCGATAAGCGGCCTCGTGACTACCCTCGCCAGGTGGTGTTCGTCGGCACGACGAACGAGAGCCACTATCTGACCGACCTGACCGGGAACCGGCGCTTCTGGCCTGTGCGCCTTGAGCAGCCGGCTGATCTGACCTGGCTGCGGGAGAACCGCGAGCAGCTGCTCGCCGAGGCCCTGCACTACCTCGACAAGGATGTGCGCTTCTTCCCGATGGCGGCTGAGCAGCGCGAGATGTTCGACCCGCAACAGATGGCCCGCACGGTCGAGTCATCGATCGACAGCCAGATCCGCACCTACCTGTACGACGAAGAGCAGAAGGTGCCGCACAACGGCGTCAACGGCGCCACGGTCAACCAGATCAGCCTGGTCGAGCTGCTCGGTCGCATCGGCTACACGCCGGACAAGCAGACGGCTGTTGTGATGAAGCAGGCCGGCTCGGTCATGGAGCGCCTGGGCTGGACAGTGATCCGGCCTAAGGCCAACGAAGAGGGGCAGCGCCCGCGCTTCTACCGGCGCCCGGCGGGCACGGTGAGCGCCGCTGCCATTCCCAGCAACAGCTCAACGCAGAGCACTCAACCCACGGTGGACGACTATGGCTTCCCGCTTTGACCCTCGATCGGCAGGCGTGCCGGACAAGGTCGCGGCAGCCCAGTCCATGACGCCTATGTAAGCCCCACGCGACCAGGCGCGCCTGGATGTCCGCGATGTCCACCTGCTTTGAGTGAGTCCTCAACGTCTTGGCATAGGCCAGATTGGGGGCTCTTGGCGGAGCTTTGTCTGAATGGTCCAGATGACCACTGAAAAGCGCGGCCGGGCAGGGGCGGATGGGCGGGCAGGCACGCGCGCCTGAGCACTTGAGCGCTTTCACATCTCTCTCTTTTCAGGTGGACAAGATGGACAGAAAGAAGAATTGGGACTGGCTGCTGGAGCACATGCCCCGAACGGTGGCCATGCTGCGCGAGTACCGCGAGCTGGGCGAGGGCGGGCACGTTGACGAGTGCTGGCGTCACGGCGTGCTGGCGGGCCTGCCCAACTGGTTCTATGCCCGCGAGGGCGTCATCACGCTCGGCACGCCGTTCGACCCGCTGCCGGCGACTTCCACGCTGGGTGCGATGGAGCAGTGCGAGCTGGCCCGCACGGGGACGCAGCTGCTGCTGGCGCCCTTGGGCAAGGACCTCGACTTCATCCGGCGCCGTCAGCGCATCTCTGGAAAGGTGGCGTAATGGCGAAGATCGAGGAGATCGAGCGTCGGCTCTTGAACTGGGGCCGGTGGCGGCATGGTGCTGGTGCGGGTGGGCTGGGCTATGCCCGAGTCGTCTACACGGAGGTGCTTGCGACTGACCGAGACAACTACCAGGAGGCTGTCATCCCGACGGTCGACTGCGAAGCGGAGGTGACCGAGCGGGCGGTCCAGGCGCTGGCCTCCGAGTTGCGGGCGACGGTCGAGGTCTACTACGTGCTGGGCGGCGGGCTGGCGGCGAAGGCGCGGCGCCTGGCAGTGGCCGAGGCCACGGTCAAGTCCCGGATCGACCGATCGCATCGCATCATCCAGGCGTGGCTGGCTGAGCGAGAGCGCGGGCAGCTGGAGCAGCGCAGACGCGTGGAGCTGCTCACGCAGGCGGCTCGGCCCAAGGGGGAGTTTTAGTGCATAGCTCTTTTCGCTAAATTTCAGGCACGCTGCGGACATGCCACGTCAGGCTTGTTCGTGGTGGTGATTCGTGAACCTCTTGGCCCGTCAGGTTGCAGCCCTGCCGGGCCTCTTTTTTGGCGGTCCGTCTGCTCGTCGAAGGTCAACTGCCATGCCGATCTCAGCGCCGAAGCCCTGCACAGCATGTGGTGTGCTCGTGAGGGATGGCACGGCCAGGTGTGAGAAGCACAAGGTGCGTCTCGGCCAGTTCGCCGACAGCCGCCGAGGGTCGCGGCAATCACGTGGCTACGGTGCTGCGTGGGACAGGCTCCGCCTTCGCATCCTGGCGCGCGATAGCGGCATCTGTCAGTGCGACGAGTGCAAGAGCTTGGGTCGCCTGCGCATGGCGACTCAGGTCGACCACCGCATCAACAAGGCGACATGGAAGCGGCTGCACGGATCGCTGGCTGGCGTCGATGACGACAGCAACCTGCAGTCGATCAACGCGGACTGCCACAAGGCCAAGACCGCGCGTGAGGCCCAGCAGGGGAGAGGGGTAGGAAAAGTCTGAGGACCTTCCCCTACAGGACCGGCCTGGTACCCAAATCTTTGCGCGCGCAGGTTTTGGGGGTGGGGGGGGTTCAGACGTCTGTACGTTTAGAGGGGTGATCAAATGGGTGCTCGTGGTCCAAGTCCGAAGCCGGCCGAGCTGAAGCTGCTGGAAGGCAACCGCGGCAATCGGCCGCTGAACCTTGATCAGCTGTTCCGGCCCGAAGTCGGCGTGCCCGACGCGCCAAAGTATCTGATGCCTGGCGCGAAGAAGGCCTGGCGGCGGCTGAGCATTGAGCTGGTGCGCTACAACCTGATCAGCAAGGTCGACCGCGATGCGTTCGCCATGCTGTGCCAGACCATCGGCCGCCTCGAGCTGATCGAGCAGTCGCTGATGGCCAAGCAGGCACTGCTGCTGGCTGAGGGCAAGGACCCGACCGATGCGCTGGTCGACACCACGCCGAACGGGCTGCGCATCCAGTCGGTCAACTACCAGCTGCTCAACAAGGAGCAGGCCAAACTGCACGGGATGCTGAAGACCTTCGGCCTTCGGCCTGATGCACGCGCGTCGGTGACCACAGCCATCCGCGCCCAGCTGCAGCTCTTCGAGGGCGGCGTGGGCTCGTCGACGGCAAAGCAGGAGTCAGCACTGGAGCCGCGCGGCTTCGCTGATTTCGAGTGATGGCGGCCAGCTACTTTGATCGCGCGCTGGCGTATGCGCGGCGCGTGATCGCCGGTGAAGAGGTCGCCGGCCTCTACGAGCGCCTGGCTTGTCAGCGCTTCCTCCGCGACCTGGAGAGGGAGGGCTCCGATGCGTTCCCGTTCGTACTGGACCGCGCTGCTGGCGCTCGCGCTTGCCGGTTCTTCGAGCTGCTGCCTCACATCAAGGGCGAGTGGGCCAAGCCTGTCTACGTCGACGGCAAGCTGGGCTATGCCAAGCTGCGGCTGGAAGATTGGCAGATCTTCATCGAGTTCCAGCTCTTCGGCTGGAAGCACCGTGAGACGGGGCTGCGGCGCTTCCGTCGTTCCTACGAGGAGATCGCCCGCAAGAATGCCAAGAGCACGCGGGCCGCCGCGCGCGAGTTGTACCTGGTCAGCGCCGATGGCGAGCCGGGCGCACACTGCTACAGCGCGGCGACCACCGGCGAGCAAGCACGCGAGGTCTTCGATGTGGCGCGCCACATGGCGCTGCGTGAGCCTGAGTTCCTGGCGCGCTTCGGCGCCGAGGTCGGCAAGCACGACATCACAATCCCTGGCACGGCGAGCAGCTTCAAGCCGTTGAATGCCGAGGGCTCGACGCTCGATGGCCTGAACATCCACGGCTGTGTGGTGGACGAGGTTCACGCACACAAGACCCGCGCGGTGTGGGACGTGCTCGACTCGGCGACCGGCGCACGCTCGCAGGCCCTGATCAGCGCGATCACGACAGCGGGCAGCGATCGCTCGGGCATCTGCTACGAGCTGCGCGACTACACCATCAAGGTCCTGGAGGGGACTGTCGAAGACGAGACCTGGTTCGGGATCATCTTCACGATCGACGAGGGCGACCTCTGGCATGACCCGAAGGTCTGGCGCAAGGCGAACCCGAACCTTGGCATCAGCGTCAAGCTCGATGACATGGAGGCCGCATGCCGCAAGGCGCTGGCCCAGCCCTCGGCCGTGGCCAACTTCCTGACCAAGCGTCTGAACGTCTGGATTAGCAGCAGCTCGGCCTGGATGGACATGCAGTCCTGGAAGCACTGCGCGAAGGACCTGCAGCTGCAGGACTTCTTCGGCGAGCGGTGCTGGATCGGCATGGACTTGGCCGAGAAGCGGGACTTCGCAGCGCTGGTGCTGGTCTTCAAGCGCGACGAGGAGTGGTTCTTCTTCCCGCGGCTGTACCTGAACGAGTCGGCCATCGAGCAGTCGGGCAACGCCCACCTGCAGGGCTGGGCCCGGGCCGGGCACGTCATCGTCACGGACGGCAATGTCACCGACTTCGATGTGATCGCTGATGACCTGCGGCGCTTCTGCTCTGAGTTCGACGTGCAGGAGATTCCCTTCGATCCGGCCATGTCGCGGTACTTCGCGACCAAGCTGGTGGAAGAGGGCCTGCCGCTGGTCGAGGTGCGCCAGGCGCCAATGTTCTTCACGCAGCCGCTGATCCACATCGAGAACCTGGTGCTGGAGAAGAAGCTGCACTTCGACGGCAACCCGGTGTTCACCTGGATGATGGGGAACGTCGAGGTCAGCGTCTCGAAGTTCAGCGGCTTGAAGCACCCGACCAAGGGCCGGGAAGAGAACAAGATCGACGGTCCGGTAGCCCTGCTCATGGGCCTGGGCCGAGCCATGCTTGATGAGTCTGACAAGCCCGTCGTCTACGAGGGTGATCTGGAGATTGCTTGATGTCTATCCGCACCAAGGTTGCCGGCTGGCTGCTGCGTGGTGTGCACCCCCGCGATCCGTCGCTGATCGACCTGTTCGGTGGCCAGCTGACGGCTGCGGGCGTCAGCGTCAACGCCGACTCGGCGATGCGCGTTGCGGCGGTGTACTCCTGCGTGCGGGTCATCTCCGAGTCGCTGGCCTCGCTGCCGTTGATCCTCTATCGACGCAAGCCGGGCGGAGGTCGGGAGCGTGCGACGGACCACTGGCTCTACCCGCTGTTGCACTCCCGTGCCAACGGCTGGATGGGGAGCATGGCCTGGCGCGAGATGTGCACCGCGCACATGTGCCTGCGCGGCGTGAGCTACACGCGCATCGTTGGCGACAAGCGCGGCCGCGTCCAGCTGGTGCCTCGGCACCCCGACTTCGTGCGCTGCGAGCAGCTGAGCAATGGGCGGCTCGCCTACATGTTCCGCCAGCCGTCTGGCGGTGCCGAGCCGCTGCTCCAGGAGGAGGTGCTGCGCGTTCCGTTCCTGACGTTGGATGGTGTCAGGCCGGTGACGCCCATCGAGCTGCATCGGGAGACGATCGGCACGGCCCTGGCGAGCCAGCAGCATCACAACCGCTTCTGGGCCAACGATGCGCGCCCTCGTGGAGGCTGGATCTCGGTCGACGGCGACTTCAAGGACGACAAGGAGCGGGTGAAGTTCCGGGACCAATGGCAGCAGCATGTGTCTGGCGTCAATGCGGGCAAGGTCGCCTTCCTGAAGAAGGGCATGACCTACCACCCGTTCGAGGTGAAGGCGGAGGACATCCAGTACATCGAGAGCCAGAAGCTCAGCCGCAGCCAGATCGCCGGCCTGTATCGCGTGCCCCCGCACATGATCGGCGACCTGGAGCGGGCCACCTTCACCAACATCGAGCAGCAGAGCATCGACTTCGTCGTGCACTGCATGCAGCCCTGGGCGAAGCGCTGGGAGCAGGAGATCCCCGCGGCCCTGCTGACCGAGGCAGAGCAAGAGCAGTACTACGTCGAGCACCTGTTCGACGGGCTGCTGCGTGGGGACGCGACGTCCCGCGCCAACTACTTCCGCACCGCGGTCCTCACCGGCTGGATGAACCGCAACGAGGTGCGCGAGATCGAGAACATGAACCGTGCAGACGGGCTGGACGAGTTCCTGAGTCCGCTGAACATGGCGCCGGCAGACCTGCTGGCCGAGGCAATCAAAGGAAAGGTGACTCAGTCATGAAGGACTTCGAGCGACGCCACTTCACCTGCGAGTCGATCAAAGTCGAGACGCGGGCCAAGGGGGACAAGAAGGTCCCCATCCTGCGCGGGTACGCCGCAGTCTTCAACCAGCTGAGCGAGGACCTCGGCGGCTTCCGCGAGCAGATCGCCCCGGGCGCCTTCGCTGACGCGATCAAGACCGACGACGTGCGGGCGCTGTGGAACCACAACGCGGACTACGTGCTGGGGCGCAACCGCAGCGGGACGCTCAATCTCTTCGAGGACGCCCGCGGCCTCGGCATCGAGATCGAGCCGCCCGACACGCAATGGGCCCGCGATCTGCTGGTGAGCATGGAGCGGGAGGACATCAACCAGATGTCGTTCGGCTTCAGCTTGCGCCCGAACGGCCAGAACTGGGCGAAGGATGACAGCGGGCAGGTGGTCCGGACCCTGACGCGGGTGCGGCTCTTCGACGTGAGCCCCGTGACCTATCCGGCCTACACGCAGACGGATGTGGCCGTGCGGTCCATGAAGGACTGGCTGGGCCTTGGCATCAACCCGGATGCGGAGCGCGCCTTGGCAGAGCAGGCCGAGGGCCATCGCCAGGTCCAGATGCAGCTGCGCCGGCTGTCGCTGTTGTAGCGCCGTCCCTGTGCAGGCGTCTGCACACCCAAACCCCCAGGCCGTCTGCCCGCTCGCAGACGGCCTTTTGCTTTCTAGGCGTCCGCCGCTTCGTCGGCCTGGCGGCGCCACCCGGTGTCACTGGCCGACACATCAACCAAGGACTCAACGATGAAGCGACTGAGAGAACTGCGGCAGCGCCGCAACGAGCTGATCACGCAAAGCCGCACCCTGCTGGACAAGGCCGATGCCGAGAAGCGCGGCCTGAGCGCGGACGAGCAGACCCAGTACGACAAGCTCTGGAAGGACCAGGACGAACTGCGCGCCGAGATCGAACGCGAAGAGCGCCAGCTGCAGGTCGAGCGCGAGCTGGCCGAAAGCGAGATGCGCAACGGCGGCGGCAACGGCGGCGGCAACGGTGGCGGCAACGGTGGCGGCAACGGTGGCGGCAACGGTGGCGAGAACCGTAGCGGCGGCCCTCGCAGCACCCCCGAGTTCCGCGACGCCTTCCACGCGCTGCTGGTGAACGGTCGCAACTCGCTGACGGCGGACCAGATCCGCGCGCTCGCCATGGACAACGGCACGCAGGGTGGCTTTCTGGTTGCCAGCGAGCAGTTCGTCGATCGCCTGATCCAGGCCGTCGACGACGAAGTGTTTGTGCGCCGCTATGCCACCGTCGAGCGCGTGGATCGTGCCGCCAGTCTCGGCGTTCCCACGCTGGATGCCGACCCGGCTGATGCCGACTGGACGAGCGAGATCCAGACCGGCAACGAAGACAGCCAGATGTCCATCGGCAAGCGCGAGTTCGTGCCGAGCCCTCTGGCCAAGCGCATCAAGGTCAGCAACAAGCTGATCTCGCGCGTCGGTCAGCGTGCCGGTGACCTGGTGGCGCAGCGCCTGGGCTACAAGTTCGGCATCGCCCAGGAGAAGGCCTTCTTCCTGGGCTCTGGTGCGAACCAGCCGCTGGGCGTCTTCACTGCTCATCCGTCGGGCATCCCGGTGGCTCGCGACGTGAGCAACGGCAACACCGGCACCGCCATCACCATGGACGGCCTGGTCGCCGCCAAGTACTCGCTGAAGGCGCAGCACCAGAAGAAGGCGCGCTGGGGCTTCCACCGCAATGGCATCGAAATGATCGCCAAGCTGAAGGACTCCCAGGGCGGCTACCTGTGGCAGCCCGCGAAGAAGGAAGGCGAGCCCGACATGCTGCTGGGCCTGCCGCTCGACATGAGCGAGTACATCCCGAACACGTTCACCACCGGCAAGTACGTCGGCATCCTGGCGAACTGGAAGGACGGCTACTGGATCGCTGACGCCATGGACTTCCAGATCCAGGTGCTCAAGGAGCTGTACGCCGAGACGAACCAGACCGGCTACATCGGCCGCATGGAAACCGACGGCGCTCCGGTCCTGGCCGAAGCGTTCGCCCGCGTCAAGCTGGCCTAAGCCCCAGTCGAGCGATCGCCGCCGTGCGGTCGCTCCCTCTGCACCTCACATTTGGAGATCCAGATGATCGATCTGAAGAACCAGCTGGACGTGGTCCAGTCCCTGGCACCCGCCGCCCGCAACGCTTCGGCCAACGGCACCGGCGTCGACACCGTCAACTACAACGGCGTCATGGCGGTGGCCGAGTGCGGCGCTCTCACCGACGGCACCCACACGCCGGTGCTGCAGGAGAGCGACGACAACTCGGTGTTCAGCCCCGTCGCTGCCGGCCAGCTGGTCGGCGCCTTCGCTCCGCTGGCTACCAACACGGTCCAGCGCGTCGGCTACGCCGGCACCAAGCGCTACCTGCGGCTGGCCCTGACCGTGGCTGGCGCGACCACCGGCGCCGTCACCAGCGGCGTCATCGTGGGCGGCGCGCTGCGCAAGGCTCCCTGACCTTCCGTGAGCTGAGGACCATCATGCTGAAAATCAAACTGCTCACCATCCTGGCCGACGCCGTCCGCCGCGGCAATCCGGGCGACGAGATCATCGTTGACGACGAGGAAGGCGAAGCGCTGATCCGCGCCGGCTATGCGAACATCGTCATGACCGGCGAAGAGCTGGAGGCCCAGCGTGTGGCCGATGCTCAGCGCGCCGCTGAGGCGGAGGCTGAAGCGGAAGCGGTCGAGAAGGCACGCGCCGCGTTCCGCGCCTCGCTCCTGCGAGGCGAGCGGCCGGCATCCGTGGTCCAGCAGGCGCCGGCCCCGGTGCCGCGCACCAGCTCGCGTCGCGCTGCCCGTGCGACTGCTCAGTCCGACCAGGCCGCGGGCGGCGTGCTGGCACCTGCACAGGATGCTGGCCAGGCGTCGAACGACGATGCCAGCGCTGGCACCTCGAACGCATCGAGCGATGCGGTGGCCAGTGGCCCCGCCACCGATGTCGCGCCCGCAGCCGAGGCCCCCGCTGGCGATGCCCCGCCCGCGGCTGACGCTGTGGCGCAGCTGGACCTGGCCACTGATGGTCCTGCCGCCGGCGAGCAGCCATGATCCACCGTCGCATCGCCGCGCCCGCGCTGGCCTCGGAGCACATCACCCTGGCCGCGGCAAAGGAGCACCTGCGTGTGACGGACAGCGCCGATGACGCGCTCATCCAGAGCCTCATCTCCGAGGTTCGGCAGATGGGCGAGGACATCACGTCGAGGGCCTGGTGCACCTCGACCTGGGTCGCGGTGCTCGATGAGTTCCTCTGCGATGGCATCAGGCTCCCGGCGCCTCCCGTGGTCTCGGTGACCTCGGTGCAGTACGTGGACGAGTCTGGTGTCTCGCAGACGCTCGCGACACCGCTGTGGCAGCTGGACAGCGACAGCGAGCCGGGCTACCTCTTCCCCGCGTACGGCACCACGTGGCCCACGACGCGGCCGCAGGCCAACGCAGTTCGCATTACCTGCACGTGCGGCTACCCGGTCGGAACCCTGCCCGAGTCCCTGCGCCGCTGGATGCTGTTGCACATCGGCCATGCCTACGAGCATCGCGAGGCCACTGGAGATCAGCGGCTGGTCGAGCTTCCCTACACCCGCGGACTGCTGGACAGCTACCGCATCTTCACCCTCTGACGCTATGCCTGCTGGAGATCTCGACCGTCGAGTGAAGCTCGACGCGCCCGTCGTCGTCCGCGACCCCGACTTCGGCTCCGAAGTCGCGACCTGGAACACGGTCGCGACCGTCTGGGCCAAGCTGCAGGAGCGCATGGCCAGTGAAAGCAGCGAGGCGGACCAACGCGTGATGACGCGCCAGATCACGATCCGCATTCGGTACCGCGCGGACGTGCTCTCAACCTGGCGCGTGGTGTACGGCAGCCGTCGCTTCCGCATCACCGGCACGCTGGAGGTCGGACGTCGCGAGTACCTGCACCTGCTCTGTGAGGAGACCAGCGATGCTTAACGTGAAGCTGAAGGGGTTTGCCGAGCTGGAGAAGGCGCTCAACGAGTTGCCCGAGAAGATCGAGCGCAACATCGTTCGCAGCGCTCTGCGCCAAGCGGCCAAGGTCATCGAGGCCGAAGCGAAGCGCCAGGTCCCGGTGCGCAGCGGCAAGCTGCGGGACAGCATCCGTGTCAGCGTCAAGCTGAAGAACGGCAAGCCGGTGGCCACGGTCACGGCAGGCGGCAACAAGCGCGGCCAGCCGTTCTACGCGCACTTCGTCGAGTTCGGCGCCGCTGCACACGTCATCAAAGCCAAGCGCGGCAAGGCGCTGGCCATTGGCGGGGGCGCGGTCGAGCGCGTGGACCATCCCGGGGTCCGCAAGAAGCCATTCATGCGCCCCGCGCTGGACGGTGCCGCGCGAGCCGCCGTCCAGGCTTTCGGTGAACAGGTGCGGCGCAGGCTGACGAAGGAGGGGCTCAACGCTCCTGACGTCGCCGTCGACGACGAGAAGGACTAGGCCATGCAAGCAGAGAAGGCAATTCGCGCCTTGCTGATGCAGGACGTCGCAGTGACGGCGCTTGTAGGAGACCGTTGCTATCCGGGCGAGCTACCCGAAGGTTGTGCGCTTCCAGCCGTGGTGTTGGACCACATCAGCACGCTGGACCTCGAGACGATTGGCGCAGGCTCATATGGCCTGTGCCAGTCCCGCATCGAGGTCAAGGTGCTCGCCTCCAGCTATGTGCAGCAGAAGAGCCTGACGGCCGCTGTCCTCGCTGCCTGCCGCTACCAGCGAGGCGTCATCGCAGGCGTGCGTGTCGCCAAAGTCGCCCGTGCTTTGACCGGCCCAGATCTACGCGACTCGGATCGGGGCGTTTTCTACCAATCCACTGACTTCCACGTCACCTTCCAGGAAGCCTAGCTTCCACACTTGGAGCCACCCTCATGCCGAACGCACCAGCATCAGACATCTATCGCCAGTACTCCTACAAGCCTGAAGCCGTCTATGGCGTGGCGCCTTCGAGCGCCGGCGCGCAGCAGTTCCGCCGCGCAACGCCGAACGGCTTCGACCTGAAGAAGGACACCTACCAATCCAACGAGATTCGTACGGACTTCCAGATTGCGGACTTGCGGCACGGCGTGCGGCGTGTCGTGGGCAAGCTGGGAGGTGAGCTCAGCTGCAAGACGTATGCAGACGTCTTCGCGGCAGTGCTCAAGCGAGACTTCACCGCTGGCGCCTCTGCTGCCGGTGTGGGCCTGACGATTGCAGGCGCCGGGCCGACCTATACCGTCACGCGGGCGGCTGGCAGCTACCTTACTGACGGCTTCAAGATCGGCGACGGCATCCGTCTTTCGGTGGGGGCGCTGAACGCTGCCAACATCAACAAGAACCTGCTCATCGTGGGTCTGACGGCAACAGTGGCGACGGTCATGACGCTCAATGGCTCGTCGCTTGTTGCAGAGGGCCCCATCGCAGGATGCACGGTGGCTGTCGTTGGCAAGAAGACTTTTGTGCCGCAAACCAGCCACATCGACCGGAGCTTCACCTTTGAAGTCTGGTACGCGGACCTGCTGCAGAGCGAGCTGTACACGGGCAACAAGTTCACGCAGGTGGCGGTCAACCTTCCCCCCACCGGCATTGCCACCATCGACATGGATCTGCTGGGGCAGAACATGGTCCCGGCTGCGGCGCAGTACTTCACGTCGCCCACTCCCCAGACAACCACGGGCGTTGCTGCTGCGGTCAACGGTATCGCCCGGGCTGGCGGGTCGATCCAGGCGAACTTGACCGGGCTGTCGATGAACATTTCGGCCGGCTATGGCGGTGGCCCCACGGTCGGGACCAACGTCATTTCGAACCTGGCGGCGAACAAGCCGGTGGTGGTCACGGGACAGATCTCGGCCTTCTTCGACAGTGTCGCGATGCGCGATGCATTCATCAATGAAGGCGAGATCGACATCCTCGGCGCCTTCACCGCGGACAACTCGGCGAACAGCGACTTCCAAGTGTTCTCGATGTCCCGCTGCAAGCTGCTCGATGCAGCCAAGTCTGTCGGTGACGGCGGGATCATTCAGACGCTGCCCTTCCAGGCGCTGCTGAACTACAACGGCGGCGCTGGCACCGCCACCGAGCGCACCACGATCTCCATTCAGGACACCCAAGCCTGACCCCCTCCCCAGTGCAGACGCCTGCACTGGAATCCAGAGCACCGACCCGGGCCGGCTCGCCATCCTCGCAGGTGGCGGCCGGCCTGGGCGCGGGCATTTCTCTTTCTACCTGCGAGACCATGACCATGAATCAAACCCAAGACATGAACACCGCGGCGCAACTGAACGCCGCGACCCAGCTGATCGCTGTCGGCTTCAACACCATCCTGCCCTATGACGACGTGGCTTCCGCCTGGCTGCAGCTGCGGGACCCCAAGACGGGCGTGCTGTTGCCGATGCATCTGGAGCTGATGGGCCCGGAGCACCCGGCCCGCAAGCAGGCGGCATTCCAGCAGACGCGCCGCGTGCGCGAGGGGATGCTGAAGACGGGCAAGCCCTCGTTCGAGGACCCGGAAGCGGAAGACTCGACCGAGCCCGAGCGCGTGGCCGATTTGGTGCTGAGCTGGAAGATTGATCTCCCCAACGCCCCGGTCTTCTCGCGCAACCAGTTGGCTGTGCTGTTCCGCACCAAGCGCTGGGTGCTGACCCAGGTGAAGGTGGCGCTGGACGAGCGCGACCGTTTTATTCAGCGCTCCGACGGGAACTGATCGAGGCGGCGGAGCGCGAAATGCAGCTGGCCCAGCGCCAAGGCGATGGGGCCACGCTGCGGGAGCATCTGCAGCGCCTGGCGAGGAACACGGGACGTGTCGACCCGCGCTTGCGCGGCAGCGTGCCCTCGGCCGCCGAGAACGTCTGGCAGCTGTACACGGCGCTGGGCATACAGCGTCGCAGCGGCATGGGCATGCACCCCCTGACGTTCTCCGACATTGAGGCGTGGTGTCGCCTCTACGGCGTCCAGCTCAACCCGTGGGAGCTGGACACGATCCTCGAACTTGACGCCGCCTCTCTTCGCATGGCTGCCCGCGCCCAGCGCCAGGCAGCTGCAGCAACCTCCAAGACCTGACGATCATGAACATCGGCGGACTCACCATTGAGATGGCGGCCGACCTGGCGCGCTTGCGTCAGGACATGGACGATGCCAAGCGCTCGGTGAGCGGCGCTATGGCGGACATCCAGAAGGCTGTGGACCTGGCCAAGACGGCCTTCATCGCACTCGCCGGTATCGGCAGCATTGCTGCCTTCGCCGGCATGATCAAGGGCTCCATCGATGCGACGGCGGCCCTGCACGACTTGTCGATTCAAACCGGCGCGAGTGTTGCGGCCTTGGGTGCCTTCAAGTCCGTCGGCTCCTACACGGAGACGAGTGCCGAGTCCATTGCCGGCGCGATGAACAAGCTGGCCAAGAACATGGCCATGGCAGACGAGGACAGCAAGGGTGCCGCTGTCGCGATCAAGGCGCTGGGTCTGAACTTCGACGACTTCAAGAAGCTCAAGCCCGAAGATCAGATGCTGGTTGCGGCAAAGGCGATGGGCCAGTTCGAGGACGGGGCGGACAAGACGGCTGCGGCCATGCTGCTGTTTGGCAAGGAAGGCGCCAAGCTCCTCCCGTTCCTCAAGGACCTGGGCGACGAGGCCGACACGATTTCGGCGAAGCTCACTGACCAGGAGAAGGCGCTCAAGGCGAACCAGGCCGCGATGGCGGACGCCTTTGGCGACAACCTCACGAAGATCCGCAAGGACTCCGACGCCTGGAAGAAGGACATCGCCACGGGGATGATCCCGGCGCTGTACGAGGCGAGCCAAGCCTTCGTTGACGTTGCCAACGGCGCCGGCGGCGTGAAGGAGTACATCAGCAAGCTGGCCAAGGACGGCACGATCACGGAGTGGGCCCGGATGGGTGTCACCGCGATCACCTACATTGCCGACGCCTTCCAGGTGACCTGGCGCATCCTTGAGACCATTGGCAAGTCCATCGGCCTGTTCTTCGCGCGCCTGGCGACGGAGATCGAGGCAGTCGGGGATGCAGCCAAGCTGGCTGCCACTGGCGACTTCTCCGGTGCGGTCGATACGCTGAAGCGCGGCTTCAAGCAGAGCGAGCAGATGGCGGTCGACTTCAGGGAAGAGACCCTGAAGGCCTTCAGCGAGTCCACCTGGGGCTCGAAGATGCGGGACCGGATGGCCGAACTGAAGGGCGTTGCGCTCACGGGATCTGAAGCAAAGGACAAGCTCGGCAACCTGAAGGACATCGTCGATCAAACGAAGGCGTCCCAGGAGGCAGCCGCCAAAGCGGCCAAGGAGCATGAGGCCGAGCTGAAGAAGCAGCAGCAGGCCGCTGAGGCTGCAGCCAAAGCCGGCGCCGACCTCATCGCCACGCTCGACAAGAAGCGCACGGCACTGAAGCTGGAGCTGGATCTCGGCCGCAAGCTCTCTGACGCGGAGAAGGAGCAGATCGACCTCGACGACAAGCTCAAGAACGGCAAGATCGTCCTGGACCCGCTGATGCGCGCATACGCTCAGCAGCTGGTCGACCAGAATCGCCAGCTGGAGCTGAGCGTGAGGTGGCAGGAGGAGTCCCGCAAGCAGAACGAGCAGGCTGCTGAGACCCTGTCCAAGCAGACGGAATCGCTGGCCCAGCAGATCGAGAAGCAGAAGGAGTCGAACCAGGCTGCCGGCAAGAGCAGCGAGCAGCTGGCCAAGCTGGAGATCGCGAGCCTGCAGGAGTTGGCCGTCGCCAGAGAGCGCATCGCTGCGCTGATGGATGAGGTCGACTGGTCGGGCAAGACGGGCGACGAGTACCGCAAGCAGGCGGAGCAACTCCGCAAGCTCGCCGATCTGAAGGCAGAAGGCATTCACCTCAAGGCGGCACAAGAGTCAGCGGAGGAGTGGAAGAAGACCACTGACAGCATCTACAGCGGCCTGACCGATGCGCTGATGCGTGCCTTCGAGTCCGGCCAGGGCTTTGCGGACGCCTTCAAGTCGACGCTGATCAACGCCTTCAAGACGATGGTGCTTCAGCCAGTGATCAAGGCCATCATCCAGCCCGTTGGTGATTCGATCGGCTCGATCTTCGGCGCCGGCGGATCGGGTGGCGGAGGACTCTTCGGCGGCATGGGCGGCACTGGGGGTGGGGGCTTCGGCGGCATGGGCAACCTGGGCGGCCTCGGCTCGGTCCTTGGGTCCTTTGGCTCCGGCTTCTCAGGTGGCTGGCAGCTTGGCAACGCTGGCTTGTCCAGCGGCTGGGATGCCTTCAGCAGCGGCTGGACCGGCCTGGTCGAGGGCAATGGCGTCTCCAGCAGCCTCGGGCAGATGTTCGGCTCCGGAGCAAACATGCTGGGCACCGTCGGTGGCTACTTCAATGCCTTCAATGCTGCGAAGGACGGCAAGTGGGGGTCAGCCATTGGCTCGGGCGTTGGCACTTTCTTCGGCGGCCCGGTCGGGGGCGCCATCGGTAGCGCAGTCGGCGGCTTTGTGGACAAGGCATTCGGGGGGGACGGGCACGACTTCCATGGGGCTGACTACGTAGCCACCTCGACGGGCGGCTATCGGCCGCGCGAGTACGAGGTGGGCGATCGGCAATACGGCTGGTCCATCACGGGCGCGCGCAGCGACGATCTGGAGAAGGCCCTCAAGGGGGTCTCGGACGTCAGCCTCGCGTCGCTCAACGGCCTGTCGAAGCTGTTTGGCGGGACCGACAACTACAAGCTCGGGACCTACTTCTCAAGCAATGAGACGACGCGCAACAGCCAGGGCAACATCCGGCTATGGCAGGGCGGCAGTGTCCTTAGTGAGCTGTCAAGCCAGCGGTATGCCACCGACCCCAAGAAGGGCTTCGAGGAGTACTCGCAGGACGTCGTGGCGGCCGTCAAGTCGGCAATGCAGGCCATTCAGCTGCCGGAGTGGGCCCGCAAGCAGATCGATGCGCTGGGGACCGGCGCGACCGTCGAGCAGTTGGCTAAGACCGTCCAGGCCATCGAGCAAACCAAAGCTGCGCTGTTGGGCATGGGCTCTGCCTTTGCTCCGCTGGGCGGTGTGTTCGCGAAGATCGGCAGCCTGAGCGACGACGCGAAGCTGCAGCTGGCGGGCTTTGCTGGGGGCATCGATGCGCTGATCGCCAAGACCCGAAGCTATGTGGACTCGTACTACAGCGACGGCGAGAAGAACGCGATCTCCGCGGCTTCGATCAAGAAGCAGCTGGACGCAGCAGGCATCACCGCCAATCTGGGCAGCAAGGAGGACTTCCGTGCGCTGGTCGACAGCCTGGGGGACAAGCTGGACACCGAGGCTGGGCGGAAGCAGCTCGCAGCGCTGCTGGACCTGAACCAGGCCTTCGCGCCTATTGGTGAGTACCTGAAGCAGCAAGGCATCACGCTGAACGATCTGGCCGCCCAGGCGCCCCAGGTCGCAGCACTGCAGTCGATGTCTGAGCAGCAGGCGTCCTCGCAACAGGCCCAGCTCGACGCAACGCAGCAGCTGAACTCCAGCGTGGTGAGCATCGGTGAGCAGATCTCCAACGGTCTGATTCGCCTCGGCGCCACGCTGGTGGAGCGGCTGGGTGCCGTCGAGGCCGCCGTCAACAGCAACGCCAAGTACATCGGCGACAGCCTCTTGGAAGCAACTGCATGAGCATCAGCAATGCGCAGTACACGGCCTGGTTGGCCGCGGACAACAAGGAGCGGGTGATCCTGGTCGAGGTCGACGCCTATGCGTCGGGCTCGACCGTCACCCGCTACATGAGCGACCGCGGCTTCACCTCCAGGCCGACCGACACGCCGGCCAACACAGCCTACGACGACATCGTCTTGGCGGTGCCCGGCATCCGGTCTGCCTTGGCCGACGCGCTGCGCGGCCGCAGCTTGGTGAGCTTCGGCGACTTGGACGTTGACAACTCGGCCGGCGTGCGCGACAGCTGGCTGCTCGATGCCTGGGACGGCCGGCCCCTGCGGCTGTACCTGGGCGACGCGAGCTGGCCGAAGGCGGACTTCCGCCTGGTCTTCTCGGGCGTGGTCGCCGACATCCAGGCGCGCGACAACGCGGCGCTCACGCTGAAGCTGCGCGACCGGCAGTACCTGCTGGACGTGCCGCTGCAGACGAACTTGGTCACGGGGGCGGGCAGCGCGAAGGACCAGCGGCTGCCGGTCTGCTACGGCGAGGTCAAGATGATCGAGCCGGTGCTGATCGACAGCGCGCTGCGCAAGTACGCAGTGCACGACGGGCAGATCCAGAGCGTCGACGCGGTCTACCAGGACGGCGTTGCGATCGGGACCTACACCGCCGACCTGACGGCCGGCACCATCACGCTGACCGCGGCCCTGACCGGCCGGATCACGGCCGACGTGAAGGGCAGCAAGACGGGCGGCACCTACGTCAACAAGACCGCCGACATCGCCCAGCGCATCGTGCAGGAGCGCGCCGGCTGGTCCGTGTTGGACATCGACGCGGCCAGCGTGACGCAGCTCAACACCGACGCGCCAGGCGCGGTCGGCATCTATGTGACCGAGGACCAGGCCACGGTCCTGTCGACGCTTGACGCGCTTGTCACCGGCGCCGGCGGCTACTACGCCATCGGCCGCGACGGGAAGCTGACCATGGGCCTGTTCAAGGCGCCGGCCGGCACGCCCGTGGTGACGATCGGCGACGACGACGTCGAGCAGGGCCGGGTGGAGCTGACGAAGCGGATCGTGCCGCTCAAGTCGGTGCGCGTCGGGTATGCACGCTACTACACCACGATCGACAGCGGCGCCGCGTCGAGTCTCAGCGAGGCGCAGCGCCAACGCCTGCGCGACGGCTATCTGGTTGCCAAGGCAACGACATCGCTCACGGGCTTCCTGCTGGCCGTCGACGGCGACCTGCAGGGCTCGTGCTACGTCAACCAATCGGACGCAAGCGCCGAGGCCACCAGGCGCGCAGCGCTGTGGGGCCAGCTGCGCCGGATCTTCCGCATCAGCGGATTCTTGGCCGCGCAGCAGGTCAGGCTCGGCGACGTCGTCGCCCTTGACCTGTCGCGCTATGGCCTGGCCGGCGGGGTGCTGGCCACGGTCGTGGGCCTGCGCGAGTCCATCACCGGCGGCAGCGTCGAACTGGAGGTCTTCTTGTGAGCATTCGCCTCGTCACCTCGAACGTGAGCGATGCGGCCACGCTGAGCAGCCCGGACTTCACGGCGGGGTTGCCCGTCTCGAATCTGCAGCTGGAGGGCCGCGCGCGCGTGGCCAGGACCGCGAACGCCACTGGCACCAAGACCATCAACGGCGACCTGGCCGGTGTCTCGATGCTTGGGGCCTGCGTGCTCTACAACCACAACCTCACCAGCCAGGCCACCTGGCGCCTGCGGTTGTGGGATGCGGCCGGCCAGTCCGGCAACCAGGTCTACGACAGCACCACGGCCAGCGCGCTGCCGGCGCTGGGGTGGGGCGACTTTCAGTGGGGCGCGGTGCCTTGGGGCGCCTCGGTCTTTACAGGCTGGGGGACAGCCTTCTCGGTCCTGTGGTTCCCTGCAGTCCTGGCGCGCAGCTTCCGGCTGGAGGTCACCGACCCGGCCAACGGTGACGGCTACCTACAGGCGAAGCGCCTGCTGCTGGGGCCTTACTTCGAGCCGCAGGTCAACATCGAGCTCGGGCTGCAGCTGTACTGGGAAGACAACTCGGTGCAGCGCCGCACGCAGGGTGGCTCGCTTCGTACAGACGTCCGCACTCGATATCGCGTCCTGCGTGGCCAGCTCGGACACCTGAGCGACAGCGAGCGAGCAGTGGCGGTCGACACGATGCGTCAGATCGGCCTGCGTACCGAAACCTTCGTCAGCGTGTTCCCCGGCATGGGCGGGGCTCAGGAGCGCGACTACAGCATGCTGGGTAAGTTCACCAGCATGCCTCAGTTCACCAACGGCGAGCTCTTCAGCCATCAGGCGCAGCTCTCCTTCGAGGAGGTATGAAATGGCCGACTTCAGCGGCTTTCTGATCAACCTGGGGAACACCAGCTATCCCACGGTCTACAACGCCTTCGTCACGGCCCTGCAGCCGTACGCGACGGAGATCGAGGCTGGCCGGCAAGGCCAGGCCTCGCTGGCAGCGAACTTTGGTCGCTACATCTTGGCCAGCCAGGGCCTGACCATGAACTTGGCGGCCAGCGGCTTCCGCATCACTGGGTTGCCCGTGCCGGTGGCCGCCGATGAGCCGGCCACGAAGGCCTTCGCCGAAGGACTGGCGTTCTCCCCCGCGCTCCCTGGCCAGGCCGGCAATGCCGGCAAGGAAATCACGACGGATGGGGTGAGCGCGTCCTGGGGTCTGACCGGCCCGGGCGCTATCGCCATCCTCAACTACATCAACTTCTGACTGGAGCGTCGCATGTCTTCCCCCCTCAACGCCGCCGTCCCGGCCGCATTCCAGAACGGCATCGCGAACCTGATCGCGGCCGACGGTACCCAGGCAAAGGTGCTCGTCGATGCGCTCGCCGCAGCAGCTGCAGGCGTGACGTCGCCGCTGCTCTTTGGTGGCGGCAGCGTCATCGATATCACGGCCACCAGCACGGACGCTGCGGCCAAGGATGTGATCCTGTGGCTCGGCCAGGTGCTGACGACCACCGGCGCTGCCACCGGCACTGCGGCCATGACGGTCAGCACGATCACGCGCTCCACCGGTGATTTCTTCCTCGACGGCTGGCGCCCCGGTGACCTGGTGATGGTGTTTGCCGCAGGCAACGCTGGCAGGCAGGCGAATGATGGCGTCCTCGGCATCGTCACGGGCGTGAGCAGCGCGACCCTGACCGTCAATGGGACGCCGTTCTCAGCGCTGACGCTCAACACTGGTGTTCGGCTCTGTCGCATGGCCTACCAGTTCAGGGCGCCGATGGCGGCAAGCGCTGGAACCAATGGCACCAGCGCGTCGGTCAATCTGCTGAACAACGGCAACGATGGCTCGGTGCTGCGCTACGAGAAGAAGCTGGGCCTCAATGAGCTGCTGGCCGTGTCGGCGGCCTCGGCCGTCTCGGCCCTGCCTGCCTACATCAACGTCTCGGCCGACGTGGCGCGCTACTGAACGGAGGTGCCCATGGGGAATCCAATGAACGCGGGCCTGCCGAACAGCTCGCAGGTCATCGCACCGGACATCGAGATCGGGCAGCACGTCCCCTTCTATGGCGCGCTGAACTACTTCAAGAGCGGCCAGCGGGAGTACCTGCGCAGCGGCTTCTTGCGCGCCTTCAGCGCAGCCTATGCTGGCTACGTGGCTCGCGTGCCCGCCGGCGCCTACGTGGACATTCCGTCCACTCGAACTGGGGCCATTCAAACTGCAGAGGCGGCAAACCTGAATGCCCACCTCTTCTATGACGGCACGCGGTATGTCAGTGTGACACTGGTCTCAAACGGCGCTCCTGGTGCAGTGCTCACGACCGATCTGTCGAATTGGAGCGCGATGAGCGGGTCCAGTTCGTTGGACAGTGGCTCGATGGGTGCGGCGCAGGCTGGCGCAAACGGGACTATCGCACTGGTCGGCATCGGGACTGCGACAGGCGGGATCTACAAGACCTCCGCATCCAGTTCCTGGAGTCAGTCCAGCGGGCTCCCTGGCGGGGCCTACTTCAGCGGCATCGCCTTTAATCCGGCGGGTACGCTGGGGCTCGCTGTTATGCAGAATGCGCTGCTGGCGTCTGCAGGGTCCATCCGCACAACCGCCAATGGCGGCGGGAGCTACACCAGCGTGACCCCCTCGGGCGGAAGTTCCGTGCAAATCGCTGGCGTCCACTACTCCCCGGCTGCTGGCGGGTTCCTGGTCTTCAACATGGGGAATCAATTCCTCAACATCAACAAGACGACCGACGGGACCAACTTCACCAACGTGCTCATCGACACGGCGGTCAGGACGGGCGTGAGCTGGGAGTTGTGCCCTCAGAAGTACATCGCCTCGAGCCCCACGGTAACGCTGGTGTCGTGCGCGAACGGGAAGCTGAAGCGGACCACGGACGGAACAACCTGGACCACTGTTGACCTGACGCAGCAGAACGGGTGCTTCCTGCTGTCGACGTCGTCCGCTGCCTACCAGATCTTCTACAACGCGGTCGAGGGGCGGTTCTATGCCAACTGCTACGGGGTCTACAACGCAGTGAGTGCGTTCCCCTTCCTCGTTAGCACGGATGGCATCAACTGGGTGCCGTCCTTCAGCTTCCGCGACACCGCGTCTCTGGGAAACGTCCTGAAGGTGGAGGGGGTGAATGGGAAGTCCTTCGCGTGCACGGTGCTGGCTGCCAGCCTGTACGACTGGAAGGACATCAGCACCGCCCAGCTGCGGGGCACGCCTGACTGGGTCGGCAGCTTGTCGATGATCTTCGGCTATAGCGCCGGCGCCTCCCCCTATTCGCACGTGAGGATTGCATGAACCAGTTCGCCACCCTGAACGACGCCGCGGTGAAGGAGGACACCTCCTTCTACGTGGACGTCGGCCCGTTCTTCGATCGCTTCGAGGCAGCTCAGCTGGCCGTGCTGGGCAGCACCGACCCGACGGTTCGGGCCTTCCTTGAGTCCTGCAAGGTTCGCAAGTGGATCTGGGTGAAGCACCCCTTTGTGGGGCAGGGCATCGACGCCATCATCGCCGCCGGCACCCCCGGCGTGGACGCGTCGCTCAAGGCTCGCATTCAAGGAACGCCCGCCCGCCCCAGCGAGCAAGCCGCCCTGTTGAAACTCTACTTCGGAGGTTGACTATGAAAGTGATCTTCTGCCGCAAGCGCACGCTGGGCTCCTGGCTGATTCGCGCCTGGTCCTGGTCGCCCTGGTCGCACCTGGTGATCGTCGAGGACAGCGAGCATGTGATCGACTCGACCTTCGCGCATGGTGGCGTTCGTCGTCGCCGGCTGATCGACATCGTCGAGGAGTACTCGGTGATCGAGGAGATCGAGATCCCGCTCGTCGACGAGCAGGCCGCGTTGGACTTCGTACGCGCTCAGCTGGGCAAGCCCTACGACTGGACCGCGATCTTCGGCTTTCTGCTGAGGCGGGACTGGGCAGAGCCTGACGCCTGGTTCTGCAATGAGCTCTTCGAGGCGGCGGCCGTCGCCGGCGGTCGCCGCCGCTTCCGCGACGACATCTCGCACATCACGCCCCGCGAGTCCTGGATGGTCTGCAGCTAGGCCCCTTCCGCCCCTTCACGAGGCCCGCCCCGGCATGCCGCGGCGGGCCTTTCTACGCGCGCCGCGCGCATCCACGCGGCACTCACCCACAAGGAAACCCATGAGTACTCCCATGCGAGCCAAGTTCGTCGTCACCTCTGTCGACCGCACCGTCGACCACGCCGGCAACGTCTGCGCCGAGCGTGTCAAGTTCAACGCCGTCTCCAAGAGTGGCGGCTACCCCGAGGACGGCTCGGACGAAGACAACACTTTCGCGAAGTGGTCGCCCCAGGCCAACTGCGAGATCTACATCAACAACCCGGCCCTGCACGGCAAGTACGCGCCTGGCCAGAAGTTCTATGTCGACTTCACGCCGGCCGAGGCCTGAGCCTCCGAAGGCCTGTCCGACCTGCTCTCGACCCGGCGCTGACGAGTGCGGCCGCGTCGAGTGCGGCAATCGTCGGCCGGTGACGGCCAGTGCTCAGGGTGGGGGCTACGGCGCCCTCGCATTCGGCTGCCTGCGGCGCGTCCCCACCACCAGGGAGTGATGACGCCCTGGACGGCCCCGGCCCGCAGGTGCGGGCCATTCATTTCATCGATTCACTCTATCGGGAGGCATATGGCCGAACCTACATCGAGCAGCGTCGCCGGGCTCGCTGGCTGGAAACTCGTCGGCGGCGCCGCCGGCGTCACCGCGGGGGCGTTCAGCCTGGCCGCGGCCGTCGTCATGCTCATGACCCCGCCGCGCTCTGGTCGCGAGTGGGCCGTGGGCCTCATCAGCACGCTGGTCAGCTCCATCGCGGGCGGCGCCTGGCTGCTGCACTGGGTTGGCATGAGTGATCTGGCCATCTCTGGCCCGCTCGGCCTGGCGGTCCTGTTCGGCCTGAGCTTTCTGTGCGGGCTGCCGGGCTGGGCCCTGGTCCGCGCGATCTTCACCTGGCTCATTCGCCGTGAGGGTAAGGACATCGGCGAACTGGCCGAGGACGCCGCCTCTGACGTGCGCGATGTCTTGAAGGGGCAGCAGTCATGATCAGCATCGATACCCTGATTGCGGCCGGCATCACGCCCACGCTGGCCAAGATCTTCGCGACGCCGCTGGCCGAGGCCTGCGTGCGCTTCGGCATCAACTCGCCGAAGCGGGAGGCAGCGTTCATCAGCCAATGCGCCCACGAGTCGGCCGGGTTGAGCACGCTGGAGGAGGGGCTGTACTACACGACGCCGGAACGCATCCGCGTCATGTGGCCCTCGCGCTTCGCCACGATGGCCGAGGCGGCGCAGTACCTGCGCAACCCGCAGGCCCTGGCCAACCGTGCCTATGCGAACAGGAATGGCAACGGCGACGAGGCGTCGGGCGATGGCTGGCGGTACCGCGGCCGGGGGCTCTTGCAGCTCACGGGGCGGGCCAACTACCTCGCTGCGGAGGCTGCGATCAACGCGCCCTACAAGTCGCAGCCTGACCTGGTGCAGACGCCTGCACATGCCGCGATGACGGGCGCCTGGTTCTTCGTCTCGGCCGGCTGCCTCCGGGGCGCTGACGCCGGCGACGTCGTCGCGGTAACTCGTGCCATCAACGGCCCGGCGCTCGCCGGGCTCGAGGACCGCCGCAAGCGCTACGACCTGGCGCTGGAGGCATTCTCATGATCGGTCCGCTCTCGCTAATCTCAGCCCGCACCTGGCTGACGCTGGGGGCCTTCTTCATCCTGTCGGCCGCCCTGGGCACGCAGACCTTGCGCCTGGAGGCTGCGGTCTCTCAGACCGAGGCCCTGCGCGCCCAGCTGCAGGCTGAGCACTCCCGCCAGCTGGCGGCCATCAACCAAGCGGCGGCCGAACGGGCAGCCATGGCCGCGGCGCGCGGCAAGACCATGCAAGAGGCAAGAGATGCTGAACAAATCGCCCGCCAGGCTGCTCAAGCCGACGCCCGCGCTGCTCGCGCTACTGCTGACGGCCTGCGCCAACGTGTCGCCGAGCTTGCCGTCGCTGCCGGTGGTGGTGCCTGCCCCGGAGATCCCCGAGCTACCGAACGAGGCGCGGCAGCCGCCGGCGCCGGAGATCTGCTCGCCGAGCTGCTCGGCCGGCTTGATCAGGCTGCGGGAGAACTTGCGGAGTATGCCGACCAGGCCCGCGTCAGCGGCCGGCTCTGCGAGCGGCAGTACGACGCAATAGCGAAGCCTCTCCGGCAATAAAGAAGCAGGGCGACCCCAGGAAGTGCAGCAACACCGCCTGAGGTCACCAAACCCACAGATCGCGCCTGTGAGCCCAGCCAAGGCCCCACCTGCCTCCCGGGAGGCGGGGCGCAGTGTAACCACGAATTGGACCCAC